GGCATGGACATCAACGAGATAGAAGCGCAGAAGCACAAGTTTATGACATTGCCATGTGAAGAAGCCCCAGTCATTGTTCTCTCAATCCAAGCGGCGAAAACGGGGCACAACCTTCAGGTCGCACAGGATGTCTTGTTCGTGGAGTTACCTTGGACGCCCGCTGATATTGACCAAACCTATAGTCGCTGTCATAGATTGGGGCAGAAGTCTTCCGTCACGGCGACTTACTTGTTATGCGATGGAACGATAGACGAGGACATTTACTCACTCATTGAGCGTAAGAGGAATGTCGTCAATCAGGCTGTTGATGGAAGCCCCGCCGAAGACGCTGAGGGGGCAAGCCAGTTGATACTCCGTCTGCTCGGTGTCGGACAGGAAACATCAGAGTGAGGTTGTGGTCTTGACCCTTACACGGCATACTGAACTATGAGCGAAAAGAAGGAAATCATCCGTGTAGCACTGAACCAAAAGGGGATAGTGATTACTGACGGAATACCAGAACACATTGTGACACTGCTCCGTGTCGGTGGATACAAAATCAAAGAGCGAAAGAAATTCAAGAAACGCAGACTCAAAGTGCGAAAGGCGTTCAACAAATGGACGTAAGTATCAACATTGACCCTTGGCTCGTGGTCGTCCTGCTCTCTGCTTTTATCGCATTGCGTGTGTGGCACCCCATCACCGAGTATGCGGGGCGTCGGAAGAAGAAAACTAGACCGTAGTTCAGGCGCTTTCCGCCACCGTACTACTTTCGGGTAACACTTTGGATGGGGCTGAGCCCCGCCGTTATTATTTTCTTTGAGTTTTGAGTTCTGTGAGTGAACTTTTCTCACTACTTTTCATACTTGTGACTTTGGTCACATAGGTTGTTGTCTAAACCACTACAAGGCATAATGAAGTATGAACATATTCCAAGAAATAGCAATAGCCTCATGGCTCCTACTGAAGATAGCCTTCTTCTCCCTCACAGTAATCGGCGCAAAAGTCGTATGGGACAAGTACGGACACCACGCCAAGAGCCTCTCTCAACTGTCTGAAAGACGCATAAACGGCGTGTACAAGGGCAACGAGTTGGATGACGAGTTAGACGCCGAAGACATTTGGGTCTAAGCCCGTCACAAGCCCCCCAGCGGAGTTGTGGCCCCGGCGTTCAGGTGCTACGCTTTCTGTGTAAATCTAATTAGAAAGTTTAGTCGCATGGCACACGCATTAGAAATTGACGCAATGGGCAGAGCACGAATGGCTTACGCTGACAGGGAAGTCCCTTGGCACAGACTTGGACAGCCAATGGCTGGGCTACAGACCGCAGAAGCGATGCTCGCAGCGGCTCAGGCTGACTTTGATGTGGCTCTCACAAAGGTCATCGCAGTAGACGACAACCTCAACCCCCTCCGAAACCCCGACGGAAGCCCCGTTTTCATTTCCGATAGCCGAGCAACAGTTCGCCTAAATCCAGACGGAACCATTGACGGTTTATCAACTGTTGGAACACGATTTGTTATCCAGCAAAACAAGGACTGCTTGGACAGGGCTTTGGACATTGTCGGGGCCTCCAAGGGCGACGCAATCGTGGATACCTGTGGTGTTTTGAACGAAGGTCGTGAGTTCTTCGCCTGCCTTGACCTCGGACCACTTTTCATTGACCCAACTGGCGTGAACGACAAGATTCAGCGTTACCTGCTTGTTCGCAACGGACATGACGGCAAGACAGCAATTACCTACGCAAACACATCAATCCGAGCCGTCTGCAAGAATACGGTGATGGCGGGACTGAAGAGCGCAAACTCCGTGTTCACAGCACGACACACCCGTAATGCAGACAGTGCAATTGAGGATGCGGCACAAGTCATCGCAATGTCAGGAACTTGGGCTACTAGTTTCCTTTCAATGGCTGAGACAATGCTTCGCATCCCAGTCCCGGCTGGCTCAGTAAAGTTGGACAAAGTTATTACCGAAGTTTTCCCTCACAGGAAAGACGAGACAGAGCGTCAAAAGAAAAATGTTGATGACATTCACCTGCTTGTACGAGGACTTTATGTAAACGACAAGAACGCTGGTGGGTACGGATTCAATGGTTGGTCTGTCTATAACGCAATCGGTGAATACCTAGACCATTATCGGGACGCCAAGCCAGACGAGCGAGCAATTGCGTCAATGGATTACAACTCTTGGGTTACTCGTAAAAAGGCTGAGACCCAATCACTTGTTCTTTCACTGGCTTGACACACCCTCCTGTCACAATAGTAGAAGTGGTACATTGGGGGTCACAATGGAAGACAACGAAGACCAAGAACCATCTGAGATAATGGCTGAGTTCTTGACTCAGTTCATGGCATCAGGGACGGCTGACATTCTTTATCGCAAGAACTACTGCGACATGGTCACACAGAAGGTGTACAACGAGTTCGGTTACGACGGAATCGCCGAGTTGATGGTGGCAATGGACAAAAGGGCAGACTGGATTTCCGACATTCTCTTTGAAGCCCCGGACTTGGAGAATGTTGCTTTCAAGGAGTACGGAGTCTTTGATGAAAAAATCGCACAAAAAGCGAGACAAACAGAGGCGTTCAAACAGTTCAACGAGAAGTTGTGGCGTCTACGCAAGAAGTACACAAAAGCAATAGTCGCAGAAATTATTGAGTGGGACGACAACACAGATGACAATCCGCCTTCCTAAATACGCCCCTGGCTGGGTTATGCCGTTTGACGGGACTCCAGGAGAACGTGCGACAAACATCTTGAGTCATGCATGGGAACAAGAAAAGAACACGATGGACGAGACGACTTGGCTTGCTGTGTTCAAGACACCACGACCCGAGTTTCTCTCTAGGTGCTCTAGATGCAACGCAGTGGGAAACATGACCGAGACTGCTGAATGGCCGTGCGGGAAGCCCCGCCTCGCCGAAACTTACATTTACTAGTAGGTCTTTTGAATTGGCGAACCGTAGCGTTCGTCATGGTTTTTTACAACGATTTTTGTAATCTCCATGCACGAGGGGCAACGAGGTGAGCGACCTTCCATAAAGTGCGAAGGAACTTCACCACAGGAACAGGTGAGATGAATCTCAATCCCGTAGTTATTGATTAGTTCTTTGCGGGGCATTACTTACTACCGCTCGTTGCTTTCCAATGACCAATCCCGCCATTGTCAAAAAGATACTTGGCTACCTTCAGGTTGCACTTTGAATTGAGTAGAACATTGAGATTAGTCCCCCCACACACTTGTCTGGTCACTGTTCTCCATGACGAATTGATTTGCAACAATCCGTAATCTCTCGTTCCATTTGAGTTCGGCTTAGAAACAACTTTTTCTTGACAACGGGACTCTCGCCACATGATGTACGAAAACTTCTTTACTGGAATAAGTCCTTGCGCTTTTAGTTTTGCTTCCCACTGAGGGCAACTTTTTACTTGCGTACTGCTGATGCTTTGAGAGGAAACCTTGCCCGAAGCAGCCTTGTATCCTGGTCTGGTTTTCTTCCATTCAGCCATTCCTGCTTCGGTGTATCTATCTCGCAACGGTTTACGTGTTTCCCAATTAACACAGCCCCGGCCCCAGTTCTTCATACTTCTCCAACCAACTGCAGGTCGGAAGAACGGCTTGTTGTTTTCTTTATCGTCAAGAGTTCTAAATATGTTTTTAGTTTGAAAACCAAAGAAGGAAGCACGGTTGGCGATGATTATCTGCTCGTGCTTTGTTGCTTTAGATGGACGAGAAGCGAATTGCTTCCCCCCGTAATTGACCCAAACTGATTGCGCCATTCCTAGTCCACCAGAAAAATGACCACCGTCATTCCATTTGTGGTTGGTCTCGCACCAAGAAACTGCTTCCCAAAACCTAATAGAACCAGCCTTTTTTGACTTTAGTTGCGTTACTAACTCTGGGTGCATGCCAGCGTATTTCGACGCTTTTACTTCTGGAGTCGCGGGACTTGTCGGTATTGAAGTAGTCGGAGGGGAATCCGTAGCCTCGGCTTTCGTCGTTAGTCCAATGAAGGACACAATAGATATGGAAATAGCCAAAAGGCGTACGGGGTGTTTCAAGGGTTTCTCCTGTGCTCGGCGGATAGGGCAACAAGCAGATAACAAGCGCTTGCCTATGTCGTCGTCAGTGATAACTGAGTAATACCATTTTACCCCCTAAGGGGCGGGTTGTCTACCTAAAGGAAACCCTTACCCAGCAAGGGTTTTACGAGTTCGTCTTCTGTAGCCCTTGCGTATCAAGGGTTTGCGGAGGACTCTTCAGCCAATAATTTTCTGATGTATTTTTCAGGGTCTTGAATGGTGAATTGCGCACTGAAACTGACCCCATCTTCTGATGGCCCCGGCTCAAAGCCCATTGAATCAACGATATGGGTGGCAACATCCTCGTAATCCTCAAGCAATTCAGCCTCCTGTGCTTCCGTGAGCGACCCGAAGTCAATCTGCGCCATCTCTAACAGCATCCGTGCCATGTGTCCAATAGCCATTAGGCGTACTTCAAATTTATCTTGCATGTTTGCATTATGCCATGTAAGCCTGTAGTCTGCAACCTGTCGGATTCAAAAAGAAACACGGAGACATAATCATGGCAATTACGCCGACAACATTAGTAGGGAACCTAACCAGTGACCCTGAATTGAAATTCACAACGGGTGGTAAGGCACAACTTACTTTCTCGGTAGCAGTGAATGACAACTACGTCAATCAAGCAGGCGAGAAGGTCGAAAAGACTGCATACTTCAACATCGTTGCATGGGGTTATGTAGCAGAGAACTCAGCGAATGTCCTTGAAAAGGGCATGGGAGTGATTGTGGTCGGGACTCTTGACCAGCGTTCATGGGAAGACAAAGAGGGTGCAAAGCGCTCAACCGTTGAAGTGAAGGCAATGGACATCGGTATTCGTACTGGTGCTCTTGAATCAGTAGAACGCCGTAAGGCACAGCAAGGTGGAGACTCAGCGAAGTCAGGACCAAAGCGCACGAAAGAAACAGTTCCAGCAGACGAACCGTTTTAGTTAACAAGCACTTGCAAGTGCTAACTAATGAAGCCCCACTTGGATTACCAGGTGGGGTTTTGTTATTGTATGACTTATGACGACAGAACATCGCAAAGCCCCGCGTCGTGACGTACTTGAAATTAGACGCATAGGTAACTGGGGTCATGTCCAATACATGCACATACTTTCTTGTGGTCACATGGAAACACGACCGAGGGCATCTGCCTCACCCAAACTTGCGTGTGTTGCATGTTTGAGAATTGACTCACGTGTTATTGAAATGAAATCAGTCGCATCGCCAGCAAGAATCTCTGATGTAACAGATGATGAAATGGCAACAGCAGAAACAGAAATTTATTTAGCACAAGCAACTATCGCATCAAAATTTGGTGTACCAATTGATTCAGTAGATGTTGTAACTGTCGATGACGGTGGTAATCTTCGTGTGCGATACGCAACGGTATTCCTCACAGAAAAAGATGTGAGAAGAATTGCAAGCAACAAGGAGCGCTAATGGAACAAGGTATTTTTTCGCCAGAGAACGGGGCTTGCAAGGGTGGAGATACCGAATGGTGGTTCCCTCTACAAAAAACTGGTAAACGGGAAGAAGTTGCAGAACTTAGAAAAAATACTTTGATGGCAAAAGCGATTTGTAAAACATGTGTTTGTCGACAGGAGTGTCTTGAATACTCACTTGAGTGGGAGCCTTGGGGTATTTGGGGAGGTTTGGATGAGCAAGAACGCGCGCAACTTCGCTGGTCCCGAAAATTGAATCTGGGGCGTGAGGGGCGTATTGTTTTCAAAGGAGTCGGATTGCGTGATGCAAACGGTGGAGACTTTCTTATGGAGCAAGCGGCTAAACGATGACGCATCTGCATACTGACGAGTTTCTCTCTCGGCTCAATGGAGTAAGGGATACACCTAACGGTTGGGAAGCACGCTGTCCATGCAGGAACGATGACGACAATCCATCTCTTTCTATTTCAGAAGACGCAAAGACAGGAAACATTCTTGTCACGTGCCATCGGGGCTCCCCGTGCAGCACAAAAGAAATATGTGAATCTGCTGGCGTAACACTCGCCGCTTTGTTCCCCCCACAAAAACGTACAAATAACACTAAAGCAAAACTTGACTTGGTCAAGACATACGACTATATTGATGAGAGCGGTGAGTTACTGTTCCAAAAACTTCGTTACATAGACGCTGATGGCAAGAAAACATTTCGTCAACGCAAGCCTGATGGTCAAGGTGGATGGGTTTATGCGCTAGGCGATACACCAAAGATTCTTTACAACCTTCCAGCAGTGAAGCAAGGAGTAGCAGGTGGCTATCCAATCTGGGTTGTTGAGGGAGAGAAAGACGCCGACACTCTCATTGAAATAGGAATCATCGCAACAACAATGCCGGGCGGGGCTGGTAAGTGGCTTGACATTCATACAGAAGCACTTGCAGGAGCCGAAGTAGAAATCATTGCAGACAATGACGAGCCAGGAATCGCTCACGCAAAACTCGTGCTGTCAGAGTTGACAAAGGCTGGTTGCGTAGCGAACATTTGGGTCGCACCAAAAGGCAAAGATGTAACTGAGTACCTTGCAATGGGTGGTTCACTTGATGACTTCCTTGCACTAGAGATGGATAAACCAACCCCATCGCCGGCAGTAGAACCCGTGGCGGTCCCGCCAACGAGCGACGCCTTCTCTCAAGCGAGAACAAAGTTAGAGGCTTTACTTGTTAGAACAGACCTCACGCCACAGCAAGTTCTTGTCAAGGCACAGGACATTGCCCTCCTCGCTTCTAGGGACAAGCCAGTTGACTTCGGTCGCTTGGTTGATTGGGATTCATTCATCAACGAAAGTACCGATGACTCATACGACTGGGTAATTGAAGACATTCTTGAGCGTGGCGAACGAGTAATCGTTGTTGCAGCCGAAGGTGTTGGTAAAACAATGCTTGCACGACAAGTAGCAATCCTCTCGGGTTGTGGCATCAACCCGTTTACTTATCAAAAGATGAAACAAATCAGAACACTGACTGTTGACTTGGAAAACCCAGAGCGCATCATTCGTCGTACAGCATCATCAATCCTCAATACGGCATTGGACAGGGGATACACAACTAAACCCACTGCTCAACTGCTGGTGAAGCCATCGGGACTGGACCTCATGAAAGCAGAGGACAGAATGATATTAGAGACGGCTATTGAGGAAGCAAAACCAGAACTCCTCGTCATGGGGCCTCTGTATAAAGCATTTATTGACCCAGGTGGTCGCACATCCGAGTCTGTTGCAGTAGAAGTCGCCCGTTACTTAGACCATGTTCGTGACGTTTACAAGTGCGCACTGTGGTTAGAGCATCACGCTCCATTGGGAGAGAGTATGACTAACAGGCAGATGCGTCCGTTTGGCTCCGCTGTGTGGTCCCGTTGGCCCGAGTTCGGTATTGCCCTCACTCCAGACCTCACAGGCGGTGGACCTCACGTCTATGATGTGCGCCATTTCCGAGGTGCTCGTGATGAACGCCCATTCCCAACTAAAATGAGGAGAGGCAAATTGTTTCCGTTTGAAGTGATGGAGTTTGCTAAGGTGAATAGATGAGCAAACAAAATAAGGTCATGACGAGAGAGTTCCTCGCAGAGAGAGACCTTCGTGTGTTCAAAATGCGACAGGCTGGTGTATCCACCCATGAAATCGCAAGAAGATTCGAGATGTCCACAAGCGGCGTCAATCAGGCTGTAAGACGCCAATTAGAGAAGATGAACAAAGAAGCCCTCCTCGCCTATCCAGAGGTCTTACGGATGGAACTGGAGCGTCTGGACAACCTTCAGTCGGCAATCTGGCCCATGACTCAGCATCGTAAGGTAAAGATGGATGACGGAACGGAAGTTGCGGTGGAGCCTGACATGAAGGCAGTCCAACAGGTTCTATCAATCATTGACAGACGAACAAAACTACTTGGAATGGAAATGAGTAGTGGCGGCACCAACGTCAACATAGATATCAGAAGCAGTGAGACGACAATCAATGCAACCCTTGCCGGTGCAGCGCAGAGTCCCGCCGCTATCGACGCCTTTGACCCTGAAACCGAAGCAAGAAAACTGCTAGAAATCATGGGTTCTTCTGGCGTACTCCCATCTGCTACTGTCATGGGGATACTACAGCAGGCAAAAAGTGACGACATTATGGATGCGGAAGTAATCGATGAGCAGTGATGACCAAAACAACATGGAAGCGGCTCTCGCAAGAGAAGTTGCTACTGGTACGTCTATCTCCGCAGAGTTGTCACCAGAGACTGGCCCTGCCGACAAGACAGTCCTCGTGCGTCTCACCGAGGCTGATAGAGAGCGCTGGAAGCAGGCTTCAGAGACTGTCGGTAAGACAATGTCTCAGATGATTCGTGATTCTGTCAACAAGTTTGTTGGAGACACTTTGGATTGTCCACACCCAATCAATATGCGTCGCTACTACCCGTGGTCGGAGTTCTGTTTACAATGCGGGACGAGACTTCGTTAGAGACGGGACCCAAGAAGGTCTCGCTAAAGGTTGCCTCTTATCGGTATGCGGCTTGTAAAAAATGCCCATACATGAAGAAGTGGAAAAAGACCTGCAAGTTGTGCGGATGCTTCCTACTCACCAAGGTTGAGTACGAGATGGAATCCTGCCCGATAGGTAGATGGTAGAATTCATCACCCCTAGGAGGTGAACATGACCATCATTATTTGCTTTTTACTAACATTGTCGATAGTATTAAACCTGTACTTAGTAAAGACAGTAAAGCAACACGAAGTTTTACTAGAGAAACATGCTAATCAGATTTTCACCCTCACCCTGATAGCAAAGGTGCTTGGTAAATCAAAGAAGAAGTCAGGCTCTAACTCTTTCTAGCGTTTCTTCCCGCGTTCTTAGCCTTCTCTGTATTTCCAACGAATTGATTGCCCTGATTACTTCCTTGGACTTTCTTTCTATTCGTCGCTGACCTCTGAGCAGGCGTAAGACGAGACCAAGCACTAGCAGGGAGATACCTCCGAGTGCCACCTTTACGAATCGCTGGTTTGCCATCTGATGTGGTCCATTTCTCTCTGGTCCACTTTTTGAGCGAACGCTGTATCTTTCTGGGCTTACCCGTGTAGCCCCCACCTGCTTTTCGGTACTCAAGAGCGAGCAACTGTGCTTTTCTGGCGGACCACTGCCCCGGGTTTCCGCCTTTGTCACCAGCCATAATTCTGTTCTTGATGCGCTCACGAAGTTCGGGCTTGGTGTAGCCGCCTTCTTTGAAGTCAATATCAGGCGCGTTTGATAGGAAGTCTTTTGTAGTTGTGTCTACCCATGCCAGCACCTTGCCCTTGACTGTGTCTCTATTGACAATGCCTGCTTCTATGAGTAGTTCTTGGAAGTGGCCCTCGTCTTTAAGTGGACCAGCGTCAACAGCACTGTATCCAAATCGGTTTACAAACTGGGAAGGAGTAAAGTAGTCCTGTTCTAACCACTTTTCCCAATAGTTCTGAAGATTTTCGTCCCTATGGTAGACAGTGTACTCACCCTCTGTGTCATTGTTTTCTGTTTCATAGATAAAAAGAGTTGACGGGGCACTGGAGTCAACGGAGTTGGGACCAATAAGAAAATAATACTTTGATGACATTATTTGTATCCAAATCTTAAATATTTAAACAAGTCCAAAAAGTCCTCATCTGACATTGACGCTACTTCATCTAGTCTTGAAAAAACCGGCTTAAGCCTATTGTCGTATTCTTCATATAGTTTTTCAAGGTATTCCATATCAGGCCATTCACCTTCTTCGTGAAGCGAAATCAGTTTGTCGACCGCTTCATTCATTGCCTTTACGATATCTGTTTTCTTTTGTTCTATGTCGGCTCTGTAGTCAGCAAGAATGCCGGGCATGATTGCTATCAATTCTGCTCGCGTCATATCATCAAGAATCTTCTCGTACTCAATAGCGTTCCATCCTATCTGTGAAGAAACTGCCCCTCTCAAATCAAACTGATTCAACCTTCTAGCCATGATGGCTCCGTGGTCTATGGGGACGATAACCCTTGTTCCGTCACTCTGAATAGATGTTAAAAAGTTATTTGGATTTCTGTCTCTATTTCCAAGTATTGCATCAAGAAGGAGCATTCTTATTGCTGATTCTTTTCGTACAGCCATAGGCGCATAGTCGTCAGCGTCACGTACTCTCCCGTGTCTATTTTGAACAAAATCCACTAGCATCGATGCTCCGCCATTTTTGTCCCCAGCACCACGAGGACTTCTCTTGACTATTCTTGTTGCCCCGGGCTCAAAGCCAAGCGCTTGAAGTACTGCTTGACCAACAACCTCGTTTATTATTCCTTCTGGAGCGTCAGCAGCGCTGGAGTCGGTAATTGGAATTGGTGATGTCCTTTCTCCTTACCTTTCGTCTTCTGGTGCCATAAATGAGGCCTCAAACTTTATGCCGAATAAAGCCTTTGTTGTTCTATCCCTAAGACGCATCATCCCAGTTGCGCCTCCTCCGCCACCTACCCACTCAAATCTTCCGCCTGGTTTTGAGAATCTCCATCCGCTTCTGCGTTCTCCAGGAACATCTTCTGCATTGTTGAGGATGGCTGAATTCAAATGCACATCTGGAACTTCAGATAAGTTGCCACCGTCAGCAACAAATTCTGTTGAAGCATCAGGTGAGTCAAGAATCATCTTTTTGCCTGTTCGTGGGTTTATAACCTCTACGCCTTCTGGCACGTACACCTGGATAGTCCGACCTTTATCGTCAGCAGTAAACATGTCTGCTTCTGGTGCATTGTCTTTAACTTCAATATTATGCGTACCCTGTTTGAAGTCCACTGCCCTTGAGGCAAACCCTGCTGGTTTAGAAGTTTTCTTGTTTGGGGAAAGGTGTACGGCATCAGCAATTGCTATCTCGTCACGTACTTCTGGTTTCACACGGTCAATAGAACGTCTGCTTTGTGATGCAAATCCACTAGGACGGGACTCAAGTGGTGAACCGTCCTCCTTGAGTGCTGGAGTCTTATCTATTTCGGATTCTAAAAGGTCTATAAGTTCAAAAAGGTCACCTTCATAGTCTGTAATCAGTTGCATAAGTTCGCCAGTTGGACTCATTTTGATGTCATGATTTGCAGCGTTTAGCGCATCTTCAAGCACGTTGCTCTGTTCTCTTGTAGCAAGACCGATAGGACCCGCCAGGTAGTCAGCCATTATCTTCCCTAGCAACTTTTGAATCTCTCCTTTTGTGAGCAATTCTTGCAGTTCTGGTTGTCTAAATAATGAAAGTACTGCAAGAGCATTTGCGTATTCACCGTGTCTATCAAACCCTCGTCCAATTGCAACATGACCTACTGCTTCGTGCAGTGCATCAAATGCTTCAATAAGGCTGTTGCCTATAGCACTTTCTCCGTCAAATAGAGAACCAATATAGAGTGAAGCCCATGATTCGTTTCCAGACAAAACCATTAATTCGTCATCTAAATCCAATTCTCCAGGATTGGGTCTTTCGCCGTACTCTTGTCTTTCTGTTGCATTTATTAGTGGTAGTAGTTTCTCAAACGCCCATTTATTAAATTTCTGATAACCAGTGTTCTCGTCAGTGCGTTGTTGGTTGCCTCTTCTGGCTAGTGGATTGTTTCCTTCTTTTAGCCTCTTTACAAACTCGTTAATGGTCGCATTGCTTGGAATCTCAATCTTTGACCAGTCTCTTCTATCTGTTAAAAGCCTAAAGAAAACTGGGTGTGGGTCAGCCATAATCATCGGAACATCGTCTGCGCTGATTACTATGCGTATTGAGTCAAGAAGTCGGGACTTGTGCTCATCAACACCTTTAGCCATCTTGTACTTTCTGAAAGTGCCATTTGATATTGATTCAAGAGTGCGCTGGAATGCTTCTTTCGCTATTCTTGCAGCCTTACCCGTGAGGCCCATTTTTTCAGCAATAACCTCACCAGTTTCTGAGCCAGAATCTCCGAGGTCCATGTCGACAATCCTGCGTGTATTTGAAGCACTAGCAAAACCTAATCTTTTTTTGGTTCTATCAAGAAGTGTTGTTCTAACGACATCGGTTTTAACTATTTCAGCCTTTTCTCCTTCGGTAGCGTCAGTCAACTTCTTGGCGTTTTCTGACTGAGCAACACGCCCATGGTCAAGTAAGGCAAGTACTTCTTTAATCTCGTCGTCGGTAGCCATGCCATTATTAAGCACCCTGTATACAGAAGTTTGCAATTCTATTCTTTCAGCATCCGTCATGTCTTCAGGAATCTCAGCAAAGTTTCTAAAAGAAAAACGGTTAAATTCTAATCCTGTCATCCAACGCAACTTCGTGCGTATTAAGTCGGATTCAGATATATTGTTTTCCTTTGCCCACCTATCCATCATTGACCACATTGCTAAAGCGTTTGCCCATTCACCGTGTCTGTCAAAACTGCGACCAGTTGCTATATGTCCCCAAAGGTCATGAGCGTTTAAGAAGTCTTCTTCACCGTAGTAGTCAAGTATTCCTCTTTGCAATAAACCACTAAGGGCGTTGAAGTACAAACCCATGCCGGTGTAGTGAATCATTCCACCTGGAACGTCAGGAAAATTGCTTCTTTCAAGCGTGCTGTCGTCTAAGACTGGGTATTTGTTGCCTATTTCTCTATATAGGTCCATCGCCCACTGACTGAAAGCAACAATATTAAGTTTTATGTGCTCTCTTGCTCTGTCTTCTTCTTCTAAAGTGAACCCCAGATTGTTGGGTCTTTCAAAAGTGGAGAACCCTGCTTGTCTTCCTAGTTTTAATAATAGGTCACTTACTGTTTTGATTTGTTCATCAGAAGGAGCGAGTACGGTTGACCAGTCTCTCTTGTCTGGAATTTCATCCATCAAGAACGGGTTGCCATCTATTGTTATATACGGAATACCGTCATCGACACGAATACGTATGGAATCAATAATTTTACGTTTTTGTTCTGGTGTTATTGAAGGATGGAACTGATAATCCTCAACGTTGTCAAAATTGGGAAGAAACTTAGCAAGTATTCTCTTCTCTTCTTCTGTTAATTCAAGTTCTTTTGCTACTTCTTCAACGGTTCTACCTCTTGGGTTAACAGCGTCTGTGCGAGAAGCAAAGCCAATTCTTTTTTGAACAGAATCAATAACTTTTATTTCTTCTGCGTTATTTAAACTAGCCAACCGTTCATCTGCCCGTGTTCTTGAGCGAGATACAGATGCTAAACTGCCCTTTGGATTTGCGACACGACTTTCGTTTACGCCACTCCATGGAGCGTGCTTTCTATCGGCAAGTCTTAGTAGCGCGTTCTTTTCCATCTCTGCAATGTCTTCAACATAGGGACCACTATTGTTTTTTTCTGGTCGAAGGTCTCGTTCTTTTGAACCAGAATCACTTAAATAGTTATTCATTTGTTCAAGTAAGTGATGAGGTCTATTAGCGTGAAGACCTCCGGGAACGATTCCTAAGTCTCTTGCAACAATTCTGACCGTATCGTCGAAACCTGCGGTACCCGTGTAGTGAGGTCCTCCAGTAACTGCAAAAGAATCAAACTCTTCTTCGACAACTCTTGCGGTGATTGCTTTTCTATCTTCACCCTTAGAGACTTTGATAACTTTTGATTTAGGGAGTTTTAATCCCTCGCCTGGCTTGGGAGTGAAGTATGTATCTACGCCGTAGAGATTGTCTAATGACTCAGTCCCGTTTGCTTCTAACACATCACCAAGCGTGGTCATAATTAGGTAGCCTTCACCATCGCCGTCGTTCCAGAACATATGCTCTTCAACCGAGTGATTCAACGTGAAATGCATTGTTTGTCTATCGACTGCTACATACTCGCTGGCGGGCTGAAGAATGACATTGCCGTCGGCGTCATACTCTGGTGGGAACTCGCTCCAACGAACTAGAACTAAGTTGTCTGGAGTAATCTTTGCATCATCAATTTCTTCTTTAGACGGAGCCGATACGTAACCATCTTTTTTCTTCTTTCTCGTATATGCAAGTCTCTCTTGCATATACTTAACATCCCAAGCGACTTGAGGGTCAGACATTCTTGAGTCAATCCTTTTGCTTTCCTCATCAAGCGCCTCTTGACGTCTTTGTTGTGCTATTTCACGACCTTTTTCGGCGTATTCTTTAAACTTTTTCTTTGATTCTTTATCACCTTTAGTAGCAGAATAAAGGAGAGCACTGATTTCTGTATCGTTTCTATTGTTGTAATCCGCGTCTTCGTAAGCAGCAAGGTTTGCGTAGAGCCAATCAAGAGCCATCTCTTGGCCTTCTTCACTGTCGCGGTCTAGTTCGGTAATCTCGTAGGGGTTAAGCGGAATGACTTTGATTCCAGTCGTATCAAGCCCGTGTCTTTCCTCAACACCAAACACAACCTTCTCGCC